GTAAGCAAAACAGCAGGTAATCCTGAAAATCAAGTATTTGTTATTGATAGAGAAGTTACTGGCGGTGGTGTTGGTGTTGATGAAGAAATTATTATAGAAACACCTATATTTGGTGACAGTGCAGCAGCGGATAGAGTTGACGCTGTGATTGCAGACTTTGTACAGTATTACACGTTTGCTGTAAATGGTACAGGTACTGCTCCTAACAAATACGGCCAAAACACAGCAACAACTGCAGAAAATATTGTTAATTCTGGTAGAGTGCTAATAGCAAATAAAAAATTCCTTGCAGCAGAAATTGCTGCATATATGACAGCATTTTATACCGATTACACACAGCCAAGTGATTTATCATATGATATTGAAAGATATGTAATTGCTATTGACTGGGATTTGAAATACATTTCAAACTATAAAACACAACTAGAAGCAGTTTACTATTCTAACAAAATTAACGGAAGCGCATTAACAGATATGTTCCGTGTTAGAGATGCGTGTGGTGTTAGAAATTTATCAATTAAAGGTTTAACAGGAACACTTAATCCACCTAACGTTTTTGAACAATATCAAAGACCAACAGGACCGTCTTGTGTTTCACTTGATCCAGGTTGGGGTCCAGAACACCGAGAATGTTGGATTATAGAGCGTTCACCTTATATTCAAAACGTAACAAATAATGGTAATAATTGTACTGGCCAAAAAATTGATGGCTCATTACACGCCGGCGGTAACAAATCTATTGTTTCAAATGACTTTACACAAGTACTAAGTGATGGTATTGGTGCTCACGTACTTAATAATGGTAGAGCAGAACTTGTATCAGTCTTTACTTACTACTGCCAAGTTGGTTATCTTGCAGAACGCGGTGGAGTTATCCGTGCTACTAACGGTAACAACTCGTATGGTTACATTGGTGCTCTAGCAGATGGTAATGATCCAACTGAAACACCTATTACAGCAAAAGTTGATAGTAGAAACAATCAAGCATCTGTACAACGTGCATTTGCAGGTGAAGTAAATGACGAAATTCTAGCTCTTGAATTTTTACATTGTGGACAGAATTATACTACTGCAACTTATAACTTTATTGGGTCTGGTTCTCAAGTAGATGTAGTACAAGAAGAATTTAGAGATGATGCACTATTTGAAGCAAGAATTGTAACCGGCGAAGCATCTGCAGCAGCAGGTGGCGGTGGATTTACACTTATTGGTAATAATGCTCAGTCAGGTAACGAAACATCAATAAGACTAGCAGCACAAGACGATAACGAAGAAGCAAACTTACTAGGATTAAGAATTTTAATCACTTCAGGTCCTGGTACAGGACAGTATGGTGAAGTTAAAGCATATAATACTTTAACAAAACAATTAGAAGTTAAAAAAGAAAGTACAGGCGAAGATGGATGGGATCATATTATTCCGGGAACACCTTCAGAAACTTTAATTACAACAACTTCAGCATATAGATTTGAACCAAGAGTGGTGTTTGATCCACCACCTTTTGCCTCAACAAGCATAAGTTTAGCAGCAGGTACAACTTGGGGTGATATAAAATTTGGAGAAACACGTAAACTCTTTACAAATATTGTAGGAGATCCAGGTAACGGTGTAACAGTTGATGTTATTCCGGCTACTGCAACATTTAATGTGTTGAAAGAAGGTAAAGAGTACGAAGTAACTTTACGATCAGGCGGCGCTGGTTATACAGTTGGAGATATTATTGTATTAGAAGGTTCAGGATTTTTAGGTAATGATGATAATAATATAACGGTCACTGTTACAGCAGTATCTGGAGATAGTACAAACAGTGTTACAGCATTTAAATACGAAGGCACAGCAGCAAGTGGAAGATATGTTGCAGTAGCAAGTACAGGGTCAACGGTTAACTGGTCTAACAATGGTACTGATTGGGAAACCAGCAACTTACCAAGTTCAGGAAACTGGCACACACTAGCCACTGGTAATAATAGATTTGTAGCAATTAAGGAATTAAGTAACGAAGTTGCTGTTTCAGAAGACGGACAGGTTTGGGGAGCATATACTTTACCTATTAGTGCAGATTGGAGATGTGTTACATTTGGTGGTGGCATATTTGTTGCAGTTGCTAAAGACGGAGGCTATGCAGCATTTAGTGAAACTGGTACAACTTGGACACTTGCAAACATTCCAGCAGGTGGCGATTCAACATTTGATGAATGGACACAGGTTGCATATGGAGCAGGAAAATTTGTTGCTGTATCTAGTTCACAAAACTTATCAGCAGTCGGTGAATACAACGGTTCAACTATTGTATGGAACACATACATTATGGACGTTATTGCAGACAGTTCTCAGAAAGATTGGTTTAAGTTAGCATACGGTAATAATAGATTTGTTGCAATTGCTCCAACAGGAGAAGTTGCTTACTCAGTAAATAACGGTGAAACTTGGTATGCTTCAACTATGCCAACACCAGACGGATCAACAATACTTGATTGGAATGATTTAGAATACGGTCAAGGTTTGTTTATTGCAACTGTTGATACTAACGGTCAAGAAATTGCAGGCGAGCCTACACTAGGACCAGTAGATTACATTTATCAATCAGAAGATGGAATTTATTGGACTAAGAAAACTGTTGTGGCAGAAGGTAATTGGGGCCAAGTTGCATTTGGAAATCCAGACATCACGCAAGGCGATGGCGGCGATAACAGAAAAGGCCAATGGATTATTCTTAACGAAGATGTTACAACAACACATTTAAAAGTAACTACTGGTAGAGCAGCATTTGGTAGAGCAAACGTTATTGCTGGTAGAATTGCATCAGTTAACTTGATAGATCCAGGTTCGGGTTATCCTGCAACAGGACCTACATACACAGTATATGATCCTAACAATACAGGAGAACTTGTATTAGATACAACTAGAATCGCAGATAGAGTACTTGCACAACCTAGTTGGAGAAATAGAGGTTCTAAATATAAAACATCAACTACAACTGTTACCGTAACAGGAGATGGTTTTGCAGATGTTACACCTGTAGGTAAGTTTTTAACAGTTAAAGATATGCCTAAGGTAATTGGACCAGGTGCACAATTAAGACTTGCAAACAATCCTGAACTTTACACAGTAGTTGCTATTGAAAACGAAGGACAACAAGATGACGGAAAATTCTTGTTAACATTCCGTGTTCAACCAGAATTAAAAATTGAAAATGATATTGTTCACGAACAAGGTGTAACAATTAACGAAAGATACAGTCAGTGTAGAATTACAGGACACGATTATCTAGATGTTGGTACTGGTAATTTTATAGAAACAAATTATCCTTCACTATATTCTACAAATTATATTTCGTATCCAGAAAATGAGGTACAAGAATTAAACGGCGGAAGAGTGTTCTACGCAAGTACAGACCAATCAGGTAACTTTAGATGTGGTGAATTATTTGCAGTTGAACAGGCAACTGGTATCGTAACAATTAGTGCAGACTTCTTTGATTTAAACGGTCTATCAGAACTTGCACTAGGCGGAATTAGAGTTGGTGGTACTGGAACAGTTATTAGAGAATTTAGTACTGATCCACTATTCACAGCAGACTCAAACAATATTGTTCCAACGCAGAGAGCAATCAAAGCGTACTCGACAAATAGACTTAATGTTGGTGGTGCAGACCTACTAACAGCAAGTTTCATTGCAGGTACAGTTAAGGTAGGTCCAAATCTAATTGGTAACTCGGCAAACTTGACGGTTCAAGTTCCGGTTATAATGGATTTCAAAGGACCAAAAGCCGGCATTCAAGGCAGTATGCTGGCACAAAGTATGTTCTTTAGATCTTTTAAGAATAGAGAATAACATAAATATATGTACACTACGGAGTAGATAATGGCAGAGTTTAAACTAGGTAGAATTAGATTTGTATGGAAAGGGGACTGGGCAGGTTCTACTACATACTACAAAGATGACGTTGTAAGATACGGAGGACGTACTTACATCTGTGCAGTCGGTCATACCGCCGACAGCAATTTTTATACGGATTTGAATATTGTTCCGAGTAAATGGAACCAAATGACAGATGGTCAATCCTGGAAAGGGGATTGGACAATTGCAACAGATTATGTAATTAATGATGTTGTAAAATATGGTGGTAATTTATACATAGCAAATACCGCACATACATCTGCTGCAACAACTGCCCTTGGACTTGAGGATGATTCTGCAAGTTGGACAACTTATGCAGAAGGAACTGATTGGAAAGGAAACTGGACAATCAATACTCGATATAAATTAAATGACCTAGTTAAATATGGTGGAAATACTTACCTCTGCTCAACTGGACACACATCTGCCGCACTTACTGCCGACGGTTTAGAAGCAGACATTGGTAACTGGGACAAATATAATGATGGTATTGATTATAAAGGTGACTGGGTTACTGGTACAAGATATAAAGAGTACGATGTAGTTAAGTATGGCGCAAATCTTTACATTGTAAAAGCAGGACAGCATCATACTGCATCAGCAGATTTTAGTACAGACCGTTCAGCAAGATGGGATAATTTTGTTGAAGGTTTAAATTACGAAAATACATATGCTGCTGGCACAGAATACAAACCAGGTGATGTAGTACATTATGGTGGTAACACATATGTTGCTAAAACAATTAGCACAGGTGCAACACCTCCTGTAAATGCTGCTGATTGGGATTTATTTGCAACAGGATTTAAATATCAATCCAATTGGTCAATTACTACAAGTTATAAAATTGGTGAAGTTGTTACACTCAATGGTTATACATACAGAGCATCGCAAGATGTGGCTTCTATAAGTATGTCAATTACTGCTTCAGACAATGGTACTAATATTTTTACAGCAGACGATACAACCGGACTAGCAGTTGGTCAAGTACTTCAGTTTACTGGAACTACATTTGGTAACGTATTCCCGGGCGGAACTTACTATGTTAAAACTGTAGACAGTGCAACAGAATTTACAATTACAACTACACCTGGTGGATCAACATTTAATCCTACTACTGATACAGGTACAATGACTGCTAATGCCGCTTGGCATACATCCTCAACATCATACTGGCAAAAATTAAACGAAGGTATTAGTTGGCAAGGTGAATGGGCTGACGACCGTGAATACGAAGTAGGTGATGCAGTTAAATTTGGTGATAATGCATTTATTTGTATTACAAAACACCGTTCAGAAGGTGACACTGACTCAACTATTGGTGGTGAAGGCGGCGGTGCTGCTAACTCAAGACCAGATCTAGATATATCAGGTACTTACTGGAACCAGTTAATTACAGGTTCTGAAACAAGTATCCTAACTACAACAGGTGATCTAGTTTACTTTGGTGGTTCTGGTGTTACTAGACTTCCAATTGGTCAGGAAGGTGAAGTACTACGTGCTGGTGCAGAATATCCAGAGTGGGCTTTACTTGGACAAAGTGATTATGTATACTGGGTAGGGGAACACGGACAAGATAAGCCATATCCATTAGCAGGTGGAACAGTTGATAAACCGTTTGCAAGTGTACGTTATGCTTGTCATCAAATTGAGCAAGGTGCACTAAATCCAAATGCACAATTACTTCTTAGACAGAATAGACATTTTATTCAAAGAGAAGTTACAGAGTGGATTGATTATCAAATAGAGTATTTCACAAACACAGCACCAGATGTAACTAGTATTTGGTACAACTTTGAATATAATGATGAAAAATGTGAAAGAGATACAGGATTTATTGTTGACGGTTTAGTCTTTGATATTGGACACGGCGGAAACGTTAAATCAAGAGGCGCGGCTAATAGTTATGTTGGTGCACTTAGTGAGTCAGAAGTAGAAGCATATCCTAATTTAAGTGCAGAAAAAGATCAAGATATTGCTGCATTTACGTATATGCTAACGCTAGTTGAAAATGTTTTAAATCAAACAGATCCTAGTGTAAACTACCAAGTATTAAACGGTGATAATTCAACATCAGTTGTTGAGCAATTTAAAGATGCATCAATTGCTGCTGAGACTGGCACGTTTGCTAGAGTAACATCACTTGTTACTATTATTAATAATGCACTTGAAGATGGCGACAATTCAAGAATTCCTGCAAGATATATGCCTAATTCACTTGTTAAAGTTAAGACAGGAGTATACACAGAAGTTGGTCCTATTATGGTTCCAGAAAATACTTGTGTAATTGGTGAAGAAGTTCGTTCAACTACTGTTACTATGGACACAGGAACAACGCATAAAACTGATACAAAATATACTATCGAAACTTATGCACACTTAAATGGAGTGGTACAAGATATCATTAAAGGTACAAGTGTAACTCCAACTACAGGAAATGCAGAAACACAAAGCATTGCTGTACCGTTTGCTGATACTCCAGAAGTATCAAGAATTGATAGATTAATGGGTGCATTGATTCAAAATACTGATTTTAGAGTCGGTACATTTGCACACAGTTATAGAACAGACCCAACAGGTTATAATGTTGGGTATCTAACAGGATATGGTGATGCAAGATCACAACTTTATGAAAACAAAGAGTTTTTAAAAGAAGAAGTTACAGCATATATTGCAGATCAATATCCAAATGTTTACTATTCAAGAACAAAATGTAAACAAGATGTAGGTTACTTAATTGATGCATTACGCTATGATATGACATACGGCGGAAACAGTCAATCAATTAGAGCAGGATTAGCATATTATGACGGCCCTGGCGGTCCATACGCTGGTAACTTTGGGTTAGATAGTAATGAAAAAGCAGCAACAGTTGCATCATATGAATTTATGAGAGATCATCTTGCTGATATTGTTTTGGACCAAACAGTAACAGCAAAACAGTCAACTATTGCACAATTTAAATTTGGTACAGCAGCAACTACAGGAGCAAAAGATCGTGTAGTTGAACTGATGAATATCATTATTGACTTGATTCAAGGTGGTGCAACAACAGCAGCACCAAGTGTAACGGTTGATAGTATTTCTTCGAATGTTATTACAACTGCATCAAATCACGGATTAAGTGTTGGAGATTCATTTACACCTAGAACAACTGGTAATGGATTAACAGCAGATCAAAAATATTGGGTAGTAAGTACTCCAGCAGCAGACACTATGACTGTTTCTACAGTGTTTAACGGTAGTGCTGCAACATTATCTAATGGCGCTGGACTAAGCATTGTTGCAGATGTTGTTCAAGAACCAGCAGCAACTAACGGTGTATCAACAACTACTGCTTTAATTACAGCAGCACAGAATGTTGATGCAGCACAAGAAACAATGGTTACTGGAATGAGTAATTACCTTACTTCAACATATCCTAGTTTAACATATAACACTGAAAAATGTAAACGCGATGCTAGATTAATTAGTGAAGCAGTTATGTTTGACTTTATGTTTAATAGTAATCACAAGTCTCTTAAAGCAGCATATGCTTACTTAAGATCAACTGCAAGTGATGTTTATGATAAAGGTCAAAAAACTGCAACTATTGGAGCATTTGATTTTATTAAAGATTATATGATTTCAGTAGCAGGCGATGCAACAGCAGAAGCACGTATTGAAACATTAATGGAAGATCTACTTGATGTAATATACAGTGGTTCAGTTGAAGGTAGCAGATGCCTTGCAGATGAAAGAAATGTACATCACGCAGCAACACAGTTACTAAGAAACAAGGACTTTATTGTTGCAGAATCTACAGCATACATTGCAGATACATTTAAAGGTACTGTAACTGCAACTACTGCATCTGATAACAGTATTACAATTAGTGATACAAGTTGGTTACAGAGAGGAACGGCAATTAAATTTAGCGGTACAATTGTTGGTACTCCATCACTTGCTGATAATTCAGATGGTATTATTGCAGGCAATACATATTATGTACACAATATTCTAAGTGCAACTAAATTCCAAATTTCGAATGTTAGAAATGCAGCAAGTCCAAGAGCAATGGTTGATGACACAGGTTCAGCAACAGTTGCTATGGTTTATAACAGTGAACTTTGCGAAAGAGATGTAAAAGAAATTGTTGAAGCATTAATTTACGACCTTACATATCCAGGTAACTATAAAACATTATTATGTGCTAGATACTACGGTAATGCTGTAGTTGGGTCACACGAAGAAGATTTATACTACTTACGTAATGGTACTGGTATTAGAAACCAAACACTTAAAGGTATGAATGGTGACTTACTAGCAGAAAATGCAAACGGCACACGTAGAGTATCAGGTGGCGCATATTGTTCACTTGATCCAGGTTGGGGTCCAGAAGACTATAGAGTTTGGATTACAGAACGTTCTCCATATGTACAGAACAATTGTACATTTGGTAATGCGGCAATCGGACAGAAGATCGACGGAGCATTGCACAACGGTGGTAACGATTCGATTGTATCCAACGACTTTACACAGGTTATATCCGACGGTATTGGTGCTTGGGTAGATAACAATGGTAGAGCAGAGCTTGTATCAGTGTTTACTTACTATGCACATATTGGTTACTTGTCAACTAACGGTGGTAGAATACGTGGTACAAATGGTAACAACTCATATGGTGACTTTGGTTCAGTAGCAGAAGGATTTGATTCTACAGAAACACCACAAACTGCTATTGTAGATAATAAATTCCAGTATGAAGCAACAGTTAAAGATGTTACAACTGATAATGCAAATATAGTATATGCATTTGAATTTGAAAATGCTGGTATTGATTATGAAGAAGGCGAGTTCCTAATTTCAGGTGCTGGTACAGGCGCAGCAGCAATTGTTGACGAATTTAGAGATAACGCTGTACACAGTGTATTCCTAGAAGATAATGTAGACGATAGTGCAAATGCTCCAGAAGTTGTTGGTAACTTTGGTGGGTTTGGTTACGTAAGTAATGCAAACACTGCACAGGGCGGTACATCTAACACTATTACACTTGCAGCAACAGATGCAGAAATTAGTTCAGCATATGTTGGTATGAAAGTTTATGTTACTGGTGGTTCAGGTGTTGGTCAATTTGGTTTAATTACTGCATATAACAGTGGTACTAAATTAGCAAATGTTATCAGAGAAAGTGACGGTGCTAGTGGTTGGGATCATATTGTAGCAGGTACAAGTATAGTGGCACCAGATGCTTCTTCAACTTATATCGTTGAACCAAGAATTGAATTTAACGAACCTGGATTTACACATTCTGTAGCAACATTACCAAGCACAGGCTCGTGGACAGCAGCACAGTTTGTTGACACAGCACAAGTTTATCTTCCAGCAAGTTCAGGAGGAACTGGATCAACAGCATCATTCCAAGTAATTAAGAATGGTTGGAAATATGCAGTAAGTGTTGTTTCGGGAGGAACCGGATATACAAGACTAGATGAGATTACAATACTTGGTAGCAATTTAGACGGTGTTGACGGTGTTAATGATATTACAATTACTGTTACAGCAATTAATAGTGCAACTGGCGAAATCTTAGAATTTGATACTACAGGTTACGGTAGAGCAGGAGCATTTGTTGCTATTAAATCAGGAAGTGCAGCAGGAGCAAGAAGTGTTGATGGAGAAAGTTGGTCAGCAACTACATTGCCAAGTGCAAGTAACTGGACTGCAATGGCTTCAGGAAAAATTGATGATGGATCATCGGTTTCTAAAGTTTCAAAAATTGTAGCAGTTGCTTCAGGAACATCAAATGCTGCTTACTCAGCAGATGGTGTAACTTGGACAGCAACTAGTATGCCAGCAAGTGCTAACTGGATTGATGTAACATATGATAATTACAATCAGAGATTTGTTGCAATTGCAAGTGATAGCTCAACTGTAGCAATTTCACTAGATGGTGAAGTTTGGGATTTAACTGGTACATTGAACAGTACAGGCTTTACTGCTATTACAGCAGGACAAGGTATATTGATTGCTGTTAAATCAGGAACAACTACTTCCTCTTATAGTATTGATGGCGGCGACAATTGGATTGATGTTAGTACATTACCAGCATCAAGTGCTTGGTCAAGTATTGCATTTGGCCAAAACCACTTTGTTGCAACAGCAACTGATAGCTCGTCTGTAGCAATTAGTATTGACAAAGGTGCAACTTGGATTTCAAAAGACATCAGTTCACCAGACTCAACAACACCAGCAGGATTACAGTCAATCAAATACGGACAAGGTCAGTTTATGATTACTGCGTATAAAGCAGGTGCAGATGGGCAAGGATACACTTACGTTGCAGTATCACAAGACGGTTACAACTTTGATTGGAAAGGTGTTGGATCAGGCGATATTACATCAAATGGTTTCAAAGCAATTGCATTTGGTACACATCAGCGTGTAGGTTATTGGACTATTATTGACAATGATTCAAGTGATCAAGCAGTAAGAATTAAAACTGGTGCAACTGCAAAAGCAAGAGCTGGCGTAGCACAGAATAAAATCTTTGAAGTTCGTATTACTGAACCAGGTTCAGGATATGATACTGCACCAACTATGACAATTACTGATCCAAGTGAAATCTACGCAGTACCACATCAAGTTAGAATTGGTAGTGGTGTACTTGCTACACCTTCATTTAGAAGTAGAGGAACAGGATATGTTTCAGCAAGTGCTGATTTGGTAGGCGGTAACGGTTATGCAGACTTCTTCCAGAACGGTAACTTTATTGCTATTAGACAGTTAACTGCTCTTCCACCGACAGGATCAAACATTGTATTTGGACACTTACCAAGCGAAACATTCAAGTTGGTTAACATTGTTACCTTACTAGGACAAAATGATGGTGCATTAACTTGTTTCTTACAGATATCACCTGAAATGAAACTTATTAATGTTCCTGCAGATGGAACAAGTGTTACTACAAGAATTAGATACTCACAGGTACGTTTAACTGGACACGATTTCTTAGATATCGGTACTGGTTCGTTTACAGAAACAAACTATCCAAACGATCCTTTACAAGATCCTATCCAGGCAAACGAAACTAAAGAAGCCAATGGTGGTAGAGTGTTCTTTACAGCCACTGACCAAGATGGTAACTTTAGAGTTGGTGACTTGTTTAGTATTGAACAATCAACAGGTGTTGCAACATTGAATGCTGATGCATTTAACATTGCAGGACTACAAGAACTATCACTTGGTGAAGTTACACTAGGTGGAGGATCCGCAAGTATTGATGAATTTAGTACAGATCCATTCTTTACAGCGGATAGCGATAGTGTTGTTCCAACACAAAGAGCAATTAAGGCTTACATCAGTTCACAAATTGGTGGTGGTGGTGCATCGCTAAACGTAAATAGTGTTACAGCAGGATTTATATACATTGCTGCTGATGCTATAACAACTACAACACAACAGGCAATTAATGTTGATGCAAATATGAACTTTAAAGGCGGTGTGCGTGGTTTACCAGTAGCGTGGAGTTACTTCTTAACATAACATAATGGAGAAAATGTAAAATGGCAACAGGAAGATTAGGAACAGCAGATCTAGCAGCGGCTACAGATACTACTCTGTATACTGTTCCAGCAGATACGTTTAGTGTATTAACACTTTCTATCTGTAATAGGAATGCTAGTTCAGCAAGAATTAGAGTAGCGGTATCCGCTAGTGCAACACCAGCAAATGATGAATTTATTGAATTTGATTCAGAAATTGTTGGAAACGGTGTTGTTGAACGTACCGGTATCGTAATGGACGCAAATAAAATTTTAGTTGTGCGTTCAGATACTATTAACGTAAGTGCTGTAGCATACGGCATTGAAACAGCAACAGTATAACGTAACGAGGAGATAAAGATGGGAAGAGAAGTTAAAGCAAATCCAAGAGGAGTTGTGCCTCCCTCACTCTTCGCACAGGAATCAATTAATGCTACTCAGTCAATTGAAGCGAACAAAATTTATTTTGTAGACACTTCAGCAGGCGTAGCAACATTAACATTACCTAGTAATCCATTTATTGGAGATATTATTAAGATATTTGATGTTAACGGGTCGTTTAATACAAACAACCTAACCGTTGATCCTGGATCGCATAAAATTATGCGTAATGCGGATACTATGACAGTGAGTACAGAAGGTGCGGCTTTTACACTAGTTTATTCAGGTTCAGCAAGTGGCTGGCTTGTAGAGGCGATTTAATAGGAGATTGTAAATGCCATTTAATTATAACAGCGTAAAGAAGATAACTAACGATGGTATTGTTGATGCGTCATTGAGTGGTGATGATTTTGCTGGAGGTGCTGTTAACGCAGCAGCAGTAGCAGCAGGAGATATTACAGGAAATAAAATTAACGCAGGAAACATTACCAGTGCAAAGATAAGCGATGCTAGTATTAATGCTACAGCAATTGCAGACGGCGCAATAAGTTTATCTGGAAATATTCCAACCGGTACATTGCCTGTTGCCAACGGTGGTACGGGGTTAACTTCTACAACTGCTGATAGAACTTTAATGGTGAACAATTCAGGTAATGCACTTGAATGGGGCTTTAGTGGACTTATTCAATGTAATGTGTACACTGGAAACAGTACCTGGACAAAACCATCAGGTTGCACTAGAGTAAGAGTGCAAGTAGTAGGTGGCGGAGCAGGCGGATCGGGTCACGGAGAAGCAGGCGGATCAGGTGGTTATGCAGAAGAAATTATTGATGTTACTGGAGTAAATTCAGTAGGAATAACAATTGGCGGCCAAGGCGGAGGCGTAAACTATCACAACCAAGCAGGTAATGGAGGAACAACAAGTTTTGGTCCTTATCTATCAGCAAGTGGTGGTGAAGGTGCTAGACGAGTTGGTGGTCATTCAGGCGGCCGACCTGGCATTGGATCAGGCGGAAATATTAATATGTACGGAGGCGGTGGCGCTGGCCATACGCACCACGGTGGAGGACACGGAGGTACTAGTTACTTTGGTGGAGGAAACATTGGAGTTCACGATAGTGGACCTCAACCATCACAACGTGAAGGACAGGCAGCACCAGGAAGCGGTGGTGTAGGTGCACCACAAGCACGTAGACGTGGTGCAAGTGGCAAATCCGGTATGGTAGTTGTTTGGAGTTTAAGATAATGGCATTTAGTTACGAAGGATTACAAAAAATTACAGGCGAAGGTCTAGTTGATACAACAATTGTAACAGCAGATGTCGCAAACTCAACCATTGATACTCCCAAGTTTGACACAGGAGCAATTACAAATGCTAAAATTGCAAATAGCAGTATTCCTGTAGGAGATATTGCTAATGAAGCAATTACTAGTGATAAATTAGCAAATAACTCTATTGATTTATCCGGTGATAAAATTACTAACGCACTTTCAGGATCTAAAGGTGGTACTGGATTAGCATATACTGGCGGATCTGCAAGAAGAAACATTAGAACAAATAGCAGCGGAACACCAACAACTGATTTAGGCGGGTTATCTGCTTGTAGAGTTTATACAGGAAACAGTACCTGGACTAAACCCACAGGTGTAACAAGAATTAGAGTCCAAGTAATTGGCGGTGGCGGAGGTGGTACTGGCCACGGAGAAGCAGGTGGATCAGGTGGTTATGCAGAAGAATATTTAAATGTAACTAGTATTTCAAGTGTAAGTATTTCCATTGGCGGTGGTGGAGGTGGTGTAAACTACCATAACAGTGCTGGTAATGGAGGAACAACATCATTCGGACCATATTTAAGTGCATCGGGCGGAGAAGGTGCTAGACGAGTAGGTGGACACTCAGGTGGACGTCCCGGAATTGGATCAGGTGGCAACCTAAATATTTACGGTGGCGGTGGTGCAGGTCACACACACCACGGTGGTGGCGCTGGTGGCAATGGTTATTTTGGTGGATCAAGTATTGGAGTTCACGATAGTGGACCTCAAGTAAGTAACAGAGAAGGTCAAGCATCACAAGGTACTGGTGGAACTGGTGCTCCTCGAGGTAGACGTAGAGGTGGTACTGGAAGAACTGGAATGGTAGTGGTTTGGGAGTACAAATAATATGGCAATTAGTTACGAAGGATTAAAGAAAATCACAGGTGCTGGTATTGTTGACGGTACAATTACAGCCGCTGATATTGGTGCAGGGCAGATTGATAGAAACAAAATTATTGATGGATCAATTGATACAGATCAACTTGCAGATAGTGCAGTAACAGGTGCTAAAATTGATCCTGCAAACGCATTAACAGGTTCAAAATTTGCTCCAGGATCGGTTAATTTAGGAGGAGCAGCAGTAACAGGTTCACTAGCACCATCAAAAGGTGGAACCGGAAAAACAAGTTTGGGTGCTGCAAACCAAGTTTTAAAAATTAATGATGCAGGTAACGGATACGATTACACATATGGTGATCTAGTAAGTGTAAATTATTTTACAAGTAACGGTACCTGGAATAGACCAGCAGGCGTACAAAAGATTAGAGTTCAGATCTGTGGAGCAGGCGGTGGCGGAACAGGTCACGGTGAATCCGGCGGCGCTGGAGGATACGCAGAAGAAATTATTGATGTAACAGGTATTTCATCAGTTTCCGTTACACTTAACGGTGGAGGAGGTGGTGTCAACTACCACAACTCAGCAGGAAACGGTGGATCATCTAGTTTTGGTCCTTATCTATCAGCAAGTGGTGGTGAAGGAGCAAGACGAGTTGGAGGGCACTCCGGCGGAAGGCCAGGTGTCGGATCAGGTGGTAACCTAAACCAGTATGGAGGCGGAGGACGCGGACATACACACCACGGAGGCGGTTTAGGCGGCAGTTCCTATTTCGGAGGATCAAGTATTGGAGTTCACGATAGTGGACCTCAGGTATCAAACAGAGAAGGACAAGCCGCACCAGGAAGTGGTGGAACAGGCGGACCTCGAGCAAGAAGACGAGGCGGAAC